ATTGGCAGCACTATTCACGGGCGGCGTCGTTATCGCCGGGCTGACGGGATTCATTGACCAGGTCGTCAAAGCCAATAAATCGCTGGCTGATATGCAGACCATGGCGAAGCAAACCGGCCTTACGCTCGCGGACTTTCAGGGTTTGCAGTTTGGCGGTGCCATCGCGGGCTTAACCCCGGATCAACTCAACGAGGGTCTACAGAAATCGGCCAAGCTGCTCAACGATGCGTCGCGCAACTCAAACTCGCTATCGAAGGAACTGGCGGAAAACGGCATCAACATAAAGAATGCCAACGGACAATTGATCTCGCAAAACCAGTTGCTCGGGATAGCGGCCGACCTCATCAAGCGTGCGAAGAACCCCGGCGACGCCAACGCCATTGCAGAGATGTTGGGCTTTACAAAAGAATGGATTCCTCTGCTTGAGCAGGGCAGCGCCGCCATGTCCGGCCTTACCGCAGAAGCGCGATCTGCCGGTGTGGTTATTGATGATGAGGTGGTCGCCCGAGCCGTCGAATTCGATAGGGAATGGCGCAAGAGTTCGGTCACTTTCGAGGCTAACCTGAAGGCAGCGCTGCTTGGACTTTTGCCCTATGTCGATGACCTGATCGACGGCGCGGCGAAATTCATCAATTCAATTGATCGTGCGAAAATCGAGAAGCATGCCAACGATACCTTGGCGGCGTTGGGGGATCAGACTGGAATTCCGCGGGAAGGTGGTGTCAAAATATTGGTAGCGCCTGAGACCGAGCGCGCGCTGAAGGACTTTAACGATGAAAGCAAGACGTTATGGGAGAGGATTGTTGCGGCCGCGGCGGTCCTCTCAACGACGTTGACAAGAACTGGCGTGGAGGTAATCCCACCCAAGGATATCCCTTATCCTGCGTCGCAGGACCCGCTGCAGAGCAGTGGTTATCCAAAGTCCGGTGTAGCCGACTTTAATGCGTTGCAGAAGGCGATCGACGCGGCAGACGATGCCGCTGGCGATTTAGCCGACACGTTTTCAAAAGTCGCGGCCAAAGATGTAGCGAACGATCAATACGATCGCGCAGTTATTACCGTCAAGCGCCACACAGATCAGCTTTACGCAGACGCTGACGCGCTCGGCCTGGGGGCCGGAGCGCTGGCGAAATTCAGGACGGAAGCGCAGCTCACGAGCGCAGCGGAAGCGGCCGGTCTGCCTCTCACAGCCGCTCGAAAGGCGCAGATCGAGGAGCTTGGAAACGACGCTCTCGATGCGGCTAACGATCTTGCCAAGCTGAAGGTCGCAACTCAGATAGATTTTTCGAATAAGACGAAGTTTCTTTCTGCAGATGACGTAGCGATAGCCAAGCAACTTGAGGGTATCTACGGCAACAATGTGCCGGCCGCCCTTGCTTCGACGGAAGCCGCGCAGCTTCGCGTCATCAACCTTCAAAAAGATATGAAGGACAGCTTCGCCGAAGTTGGCAAGGCCGCGTTTAGCGCCGCCCTCCAAGGCAAGCTAGGTATGGACGGGCTGGTTACCACACTAGATAATGTCGCTAAAAAATTGTCGGACAAGGCGTTCGATAATCTTCTTAGCCTTGATCCGGAGAAAATGGTTGTCGGTGCGGTGCAAGCCGGCGCCTCCGCTCTAATCTCAGCCTTCACGGGAGACCAAAAAGCAAAGGCAGAGTTGGCGAAAGCCCAGCAAGCCTGGCATGACATGGCCGGCCAAATGTCAGCTTTCAGTCTCGCTGCGAAGGGCATCAACCTCGGCCCGCTGACCAACGAACTAAATTCTTTGTTCTCGACCGTCGGGACTCTTCAGAAAGCCGCGCAAGCCGCAAAAGACAATGCCGGCTTAGCGCAAGTCTCCGCGATGTTTAACTCGGCGGTGGCTCGGATTTTCAACGAGTTCAAGGACGGAACGCAGGTTCTCACTCCGCTGCAACAGCAGATGAAATCGGTGAACGACGAGGCCGAGGGCCTGAAGTCGACGCTGCTGCAAATTAGTCCGGGCTTCAGCGGACTTGCAAACCAGATCGACGGCATCAAGCAACAGCAGATCAACGATGTAGTCGCGAAATTCCACGACACGTTTATCTCGGGCCTCACGACGCGATTGAATGCGGCGAAGGGGCAGACTTTCTTAACCGACACCGCGAATCTTCTTCTTCTGCACGCGCAGGATTTGGCGAATGTAAAAGACCTTGGCAACGATCCGACGTTGTTGTCTCAAGTAGAGGAGACGTTCCGCGCTGAATTGCAGAAAATCGTTAATGATGCGCAATTGACCGGCGAGGCCTTCGCAAACTTGGACTCGCAATTTGGTTTGCTGCAGCGCGGCGTCCACGAATTCACGCAGTCCGCAGTCGACGATTCGAAAGCGTTGCGGGACGCGCAGAATTCCGCGGCGAAAAATCTTACCGATTATCTCTCAAACCTGACCGCGGGACCGGGCTCGACTCAATCGCCAATCGCCACGCTCGCGAGCGCGCAGACGTTGTACCAGGCGAACCTGCCTCTTGCGCAGGCCGGCAACGTCGATGCGCAAAACAAATTCGTATCCCTTGCCGACAATCTGGAGAAAGCCGCGCGCGTCGTCTACGCCTCGGGCCAGGGCTATCAGGACATCCGAAACGATATCATCAACCAAGGCCTCAACCTACCAGCAGTACAGGCGACGACCGATCCCGTGACGCAAGCGGTTCGTGATGCGATTACCGCAATCCAGATCGGCAACGCGGCGCTGAACATAATCAATGCGACCGCGGGCGGGACCACGGGCGCCGTCAACGCCGCGAATTCAATCGGGACTCTGACGGGACAAATTCTGCCGGCGGTGAATGCGGGAAATGCGGCGGCGGTCGCGAACGCCTTGCAGACCTACTTCAACCAAATCGATCCGAGCGGAAAACTCACATCGATCATCACGTCAACGGGGACCGCAGCTGCCAATTCCAACAGCATCGCTGCGGACACCAGGACGTATCAGCCGCTAGTTTATGACAGCACGTTTTATACCAAGACGGGAGTCGGGACCAGCAACACTACTCTGGAGGCGATCAGAGCATTGCAATCGACGGCGACTAGCCAACTCGTATTGCTGACAGCCGCACTCAGTCCCGCCGCGAACGCCGTCAACATATCGGTGACAACCGCTGGAGCGGGCACCAGCTCGCCGTCAGTCAGAAATCAGACGTTTACCGATCAGATGCTAACCGCGCTTTACAAGATCGTTGCCAACACTTGGGCGATAGCCGGCAACACCCGCGGATTGGCTGGAGGCGCCGCGCGCGATGGCGGGTTGGCGGCTGGCGGCTGGATCACAGGCGGCATTCCGGGGAGAGATAGTGTGCCCCTTGCGACGCCGGGCCGGATTGGCATGCCGGACGAATTCGTTATCCGCCGCGACATCGCGCAGATGAACAAGTCGTGGCTCCCGGACTTCAACGAGACGGGACGCTTGCCGTTCAACGACAACAATTTCAGGCCGTCAGTATCGGCGCCGAACGTTGTTCAGTTCCGGGGCGGTGGGGGCAATTCTAACGCTGAACTTCTCGCAGAAGTCCGCGCCTTGCGCAAAGAAGTCGAGCAACTCCGGATGGAAAACAATTCTGGCAACACCGCAATCGCCAACACCACTTCCCACGGTCTTAAGGAGCATGCCGAGAAGCTGGGAGGAAAGATCGAGGAGTCCGGTAAGCGCAACGCGTTCGCGGTCACACAGGCCGCTCAAGAGAAGAGGGTGGGCTGACTTCGCTGTCATGACTGAAATGAATTTGGTTTTGACCGGCGCTGACGCTCGAATGCATCGTCAAGGCACTTGTGGGCATACTTTTCGAAAGTGCCGCGGTGTTCCTTGGCGAGCCTCATATAAACCAACTCGCCAACGACTTCCTCTATTTTTGGGATAACCTCGGATACGTTCAGCCTGTAACTAGGCTGGCCTGCAGCGTCGGTGGAGCTGACGACGGAATTCTTCTTTGCCCACCATCCGATCGCGTAATTGATAGCGCAGTGAAGACACCGCTCATCAAATTCGTGCATCGGCTCTTTTGTCATTGGGTGTCACCTCCAAGCATGCCGCCGTCGCAAACAGGATACGCCACCCGGTGGGCGAGTGTCCATACGCAAGCCCATGTCTTTGGTTGTGCTCTGGAATTAACGACAATGATCCTAAAAGACCTTAAGGCTTCCTGATAATGTGGGGACCAATCGGCCGGCGCCCCATAGGAGTAATAGTCGATCTGCCGTTAGTTGCGACCATCGCAGCCGCTGCAGGCGCGAGCATTATCTACACGGCTGAGATTACCACTTCTGCGGGCGTCACGGTCAACGTCGCGACGCAACAATACAAAACGCTAATTTCCGACTCACGCCCCTCGATTCAGTTCAACTGTGTGCTTGACAAAGCGCCATCGTTCAAGTGGTCGATCAAAACGGGCGACGGATTCGGAGGTATCTCTTCCGGGTTTGGCCCGCTGAATTTGAAAAACGCGACAGGCGAATTCGACTGGATGCTCACCACGCCGATGGATGGTGCACTGGTGGTCGTGAAGATGGGGTGGCCGGGGATTTCCTTCGATCGCTTCGTTCCGCTGGTCTACGGCCTGGTGGACGGCAAGCCGGAAGACGACGGCGCGATACTGACAATCAAATTCAAGGACGACAACAAGCGTCTGGAAATTCCAGCGAGCCCGAACGTGTACGGCGGGACCGGAGGGATCGACGGAGATGCCAACGTCAAGGGCAAACGCAAACAGAAAGCGTTCGGCCCTGCAGATAATGTGACGTGCCACCTGATTGATTCGGTAAATCTGGTCTTTCAATTCAATGATGGTGCGACTTACGGCGTTTCGCACTGCTATGATCGCCGCGTTGAATTAGGTGTGAATGCCGTACCGGATTATGCGAATTATGCCGCGCTGATCGGCGCCGGCGCGGTTAGTCCCGGAAGATGGGCGACCTGTCTTGCCCTTGGAATCCTGAGGCTCGGGTCAAAGCCGGACGGCGCGGTTACGGTCAATCTGGTTGGTGGTGCTGTGAGCAACGGCCTGGTGGCGGGCTCCCCGACCGTTGGAACGGCTCTGACCGATACCGCGAGCATTATGCATTACCTGATTACAAATTCAGGTGCGAACATCGTGGTCGATACCGCTTCAATCCTCGCGGTCAAGGCGACGCAACCGGCGCCTATCGCTTACGTCATAGGGATGGATGACAACAAGACGCTGCGCCAGGCACTCGGCGAATTGGTGGATGGCATCGGTGGTTTTGGTGGTTTCCGGTCTGATCGGTCTTTCAACATTGGAATCTTCACGTTACCTACCGGAGCAGTTGTAGGCGACTTCACGCAAAACGATTGGT